CAGTTGATGACGTTGTCGAAGTCTTCGTAGATCAGGAGGACCGCGGTGCCGAAGACCACGAGGTCGAACATGAAGATCGCCATCGCGGTGTAGAAGTTGGATTCCGCGAAGATGAGGTACATGAGGCGCTCGCATTCGGCGAGCCAGAGGGAGACGGGGGAGGTTTGGGTTGAGTCCAAGTGACCGGCATGGAGGCCTACCCATTTGCGTGTGGGGGAGCAGGTTCCGGAGAACATCCCTGCGGCGAGGTTGCGGGCGGCAAGGGTGCCAGTCGAGTCGAGGATGTGTTGGTTGATAGGGGAGCCACGGTTCATTTGGTTCGGGGTGATGAGCCATTTGTAGCGGCGGGGGAGGATGTAATCGGCCAGTTCGCGGCAGTGGGTCCACCAGCTGTAGCGGTTGTTGCGTAGGCCCAAGAGGCGGCCTTGTTGAAAGGAGCGAAGGCGTTGGTCTTGCTCCGAGGCGAAATCGGTGTTGCGGGAGAACTGGCGCCAGTCAACGAGGGCGTTCATTCGCGAAGCTCCATGACTGGTTGCAGGGAGACAGAGCAGTCAAAAGGACCGGTATCAATGTCCCCCTGCCAGTAGGTCAGACAAGTTTGCTTGTGCGCGTTTGTCACAGTGGTGCGGCTTATCAGGCCTGATGGTGATGGTTGGGTCGGAGTGAATGCCGGCCGCTGGCTTGCCTTTCCTTTGGAGTGGGGCATGGCCCAGGCGCCGATTGGCGCTCGGTTGGGTTGCTGGATGGGGGTCATTTCAGTACCTGGAGCTTGGCGCGGCGACCTCGGGCTACGCCAGTTTGCAATGCCTTGGCTCCGCCTGCGGATGGGATGGAACGACCCTTGGCGGCATCGGGGAGTTGGCCTCGTTTGGACATATCAGCCGCGGCCATGAGGAAATTGGCGGGGTCAACGGGCGAAGCGGCGCTGGATCGGGCCATCATTTCGGGAGGGAGCATTGGAGCGGTGGGCATTCACTTCACTCCTGTGAGGGCCGCTGGGGCCGAAGAGCCCTTGGCGGGGAGCATTTGGGCTCCGAGGAAGGAAGGGGTGGTGGACTTCTGACCTGGCTTCTTACCGAGAGGGGCTTGGCCAAACACCGGCGGTGGGGGTGGAGCGTTGGGGAGTTGTGGGAGGGCTTGTTGGGGCTGGTCTGGGGTCATGCTGCGTCCATGTATTCTGGAGCATAGGGGTTGTATTCGGTCTCATGTAGAACTGGACGGAGATGCTCGCCACCGGCGTGGGCGTGAGGGGCCAGAGGGCCGCCGAAGGTTAAGGCTAATGCGTCCAGATCGTCCAAGACGAGGCCTGGATTATCTGCCAGAATGTCTTCTTTGGGGGTGAGGAGGATCTTGCCTTGCTTGTCGTGGGTGTAGCGGATGGCCAACATCGCTGTTCGTAGGTCGCTGTCAATTGGCAATAGGCCAGTACGGGTCCATGATCGGAGGGCGCCATACATCGCCGCCCGTTTATTGGCGTATTGCTCCCCCGCGTTATCGAAGACGATTCCGGTAATGTCATCCTTGGCTCCAAATTGGACCTCACTTACAAACAAGTGCTTGGCCCTGCAATTGTCTACAACACCACCCCCGACGCCGCCACCGTCGATGAAGATCCCATCGGGGTGCCATTGGGTCCAACAGTCGAAGACATTGTTGGCGAGTTCAACGGTGCTGATACCGTTGAAGACCTTCCGAGTAATGGACCTAGCATCCCGTCCTTTACGAGGGAAGATAACGCTGTTGTTGGCCCCATATCGGGCGACGTCAACCCCGAGAGCCAGAGGTGTGGAGGCATCGACGAAGACCTCGCGGTCGGGGGACATCGCGCCATCGATGTCGGAGACGAGGAAGAACTCCATAAGGCCCTGACGGGGGAATTGGCCTAGGATGCGGATGCGGACGTAGTCGCTGTCGTCGCCGTAGATGCCAATCAACTGCGAAATGCGTTTCTTGTTGGTGATGGGAACTTCGCGGCTGTCGATGGCAGTGGTGTGCCACATTCCAGAGTGAGCACCACCATCGAAGCACTCGCGAAAGCGGCCGGTGTTGCGGGTGGGGTTGCCATAGATGAGCCAGAGGAGTTGGGTGTCGCTGTCGGAGAAGGCACCTTCGGCGGTTTCAAAGATGATGTCTTCGATTTCGCTGGCCTCGTCGAAGATGAGAAGAAGGCGATTGCCTTTGTTGTGTAGCCCGGCGAAGGCTTGTGGGTTGGTCTTCGACCAGGGGATCATGTCGATCCGCCAAGTTCGTTCGCGAGAGGGGTCCTTGGAAAGGAGGGAGGTGGCCTTTAGCTCGAAGTGTTGGCGGATGATTGGTGAGAGGAGGTTGAACCATTTGCCAAGCTCGGCCCAGGTTTTGGTCTTGAGTTGGATCTCGGTGTTGGCGGTTACGACCCCTCGGCAATCGGGGAAGGTGATGAAGGCCCAGAGGACTAGCTGCGCGACGGTTGTGGACTTGGCGATGCCGTGACCGGAGGCGGTGGCTTCGAGGATGGCGCCGTCTACAGAGATTAACCCAAGGCGGATGCGCTCCATCTGGGCCTTAGCCCAAGGCATCGGGCCATCAAAGGCTTCGAGTTGGGTCCCGGGCTGGAGCCATGGGAAGGCGCCCATTACGAAGGCATAGGGGTCATCACGAACTGAGACCAGCCACTCGGCGAGTTCAGGTTCCATCCCATTCCCCGTTCTGGAGTGGCATCGTAGGCGCGGGGCGCATAAAGTCCGAAGGGACAGACAGCGCCGAAGGAGCCATGCCGGGAACCTCGTCAGCCATCTGTCCCTCCATCATCCCCGCTGGTCACCAGCCGACTGGCGGGAATCCCGGCATCCGCGGTCGCTCCACGGGTGCCGAACTGTTGCTTCGCGTCGATGACATTGCTGCGCCCACTCGCTCTAGCGACTTGTTCCATCATCTTCGCGAAGTCTAGGTTCTCGTTTCTGTTGACGATCTTCTTGGAATACCCGAAGCGATCGGCCCGGTCCGAAGTGAGAGCCATCAAGTCCTTAAGGGAGATCTTCTCGGCTCCCTCATCGTCTTCGTCGAGCCGGTCCTCGATCTTACGCTCGGCCCGGAGCATGTTTGAGGTAGAGGTTTCCCAAAACTCATCCACGCCCCGGACGTAGGCCTCGTCGACTTTGTCCTTGTAGGCCGCGACGAGTTCGCAGAAGGCCGGATCATGACGGAGTTGCAGGAGACGGTTGTAGCTGTAACCGGTTAGGCGTAGGATCTCTTCGGTACGGAACCCAGCCGCGACCATCCGGGCGAGGCGGTGGTGCGTTTCTCTCATTGCCTTTGGGCGGTTCTGAGCCGGCCTCGGACCTTGCAGAGCGAGCATATCCTCACGCGTCAACGGCCGGACTCCTACGACTTTGGGAGCCTTAGCCAGCTTTCCACGATGAAGCGTCGGTTGGGTCACAAGAGTCTCCGTATGTAAACCTTAGGCCTGTCTTCGATTGGGGGCAGGCCAGTGATCGTTATCATCTGCTTCAGGATCGCCCTGATGTCATCGGGGATCGGGATGGTCACTATCGGTTCCTTTGCAGGCCTTGGCTTGGCTTCGGGGTTATGTCTAACGTTATACTTCGGCATGAACGTCTTGATGAAGTGAACCTCTAGCGTATATAGTTGCCCTAGCATACAAGGCAGGAACCAAACAGTATCAAACGAAATCCCTTTCCCATTAACCGCAGGCCCAGTATCATTCCTGCCATACAGGTTGGTCCCTAGCTTCCTACCTCTATTCTTCACATGTGTATGTATCCGCATTAAAGGCTGTCGTGATTTCCCTACATAAATCACCTCCTCCTTCTTTATCAGTGCATACACCCCACAATGCATTAGCTTTGTAATATTAAAGAACCCATATTCTTCCACAGGACGGCACTCCCGAGTTTTGGACGGTGACCCATCTTACACTATTTCCACCACCGCTGTCAAGCAAAATCGTACCCACTTTCTCCATTATATTTTATACCCAATACCCAAAGCCCAAATATTATATTTTGAGCCAATGAGAGTACTGCGGCCCCACGCAGAGACAAAATTTTGGCCCCGCCCCCCTTCGGGACGAGGCCTGTTGGTGTAGGTTAGGTCTGAGCCTAGTCGAAGTCTCCCTCAAAGTCAGTGCGCGGTGTATCGTCTTGGCCATAATCTAGTGCCTCGCTATGGCACTTGCGGCATTTCACGTTGCGCCAACTATCGTTGCGGTACTCTGCAGGGGGCTTGGAGACTTGCTTGTTCCCGCATTCTTGGCACGTTCTGATCCACATGGGGTTAGTCCTTGGTAGCGAGCAGGCCGACATTGGCAGCAATGAAGGCCGTGATGGTTGGAGCATGGGAGATCAGCCGTTCCATCTGGCCGCGATAGAGCGTGATCGGGAAGCGTCCAAGGCCGTAGACAGAGATTGCGCCTTTTTCGGACACTTTCAGGGTGAGGGCCTTGGGCTTGGATGCCATAGCAAGCAAGGCTTGCATGTCGGCGAGTTTCTGTTTGAGGGCTTCGTTCTCTTGGGCGAGGTTTGGGAGGATGGTCATTGGCGTTGCCTTTGCAATGAACGGCGTGATTGCCGAACAACGCCATCATGCGCCCCATTCGCAGCGGTTGCAAATCACAAAATCGTGATCAATGGCTCTAGTTATCCCCTGACTAGATCCTGATTAGATCCTGATACCCATCATAGTCCACCTCCCTCACCGTCCCTCTAGGGAGGTGGTTCTATTGACACACTACACACACAACACACACCACACTATACCCTACCATACCCCCACCTACGGTACCCTCCCTGTACCAAGCTGGTAATGAGGGGGATACTAGGTGCTAATCAGGGAGTAACTAGGGTTACCACCCTGTTGACATCACCGGCGAAGTGTGGTATACTCTAGGGTACAATCAGGAGACCGGCAAGATGCAGGAAGAGTGTGACATCGGGGATATGGCAAGGGCTCAGGTCAAAGGCCACAGGGCTGTGATTGGGCCTATTGTTGGGACATCGCACAATGGGACGTGTTGGGTGTTGCGCACTGGGAGGGGGGAACAGGCGTTTCATAAGAGCCATTGCCAGAGGATTAGTAGTGATATGGCCGGCAGGAAGGCCAGAGGGTATAGGCGGGACCAGAAGCTAAAGCTGAGTACAGAGGCCAGGGCCTTGCTTCACTCTAGGAAGGTGTATGGGGATGGGGAATTGGAATGAGCTAAGGCAATGGGCCACACGAAAATGTGATCGCTGCGCCACAATTCGGCCGCATTCGGGGTGCAGAATGGAAGAGCCAAGCATAGGGCTTGGACACAAGGGAGATCATGCCATGGATGGGATGAGCTTGGACACGTATCAGCGGGTGATAGGGCTGATGAAACAAACTGGCCGCGTGCGTGAGGCTGGCCATGTATTGTACGTAGTGGAGGGCTGAGGCAATGATTACATTGAAGAGCCATTCAAAAGGGCGTAAGCCTGAGACCATTATCGAAGGGGAATGTGAGGGGCTACGCGATCGCGAAGCGCGGGAGTATGTCCATCTGCGCAAGCAGGGATGGGGCACGCTGTGTGTCATGTGTGCGGCTTACACAGGGCCGCTGTTGCCTTGGATGGACCACATTGACCATTGGCAAGATCACCCAATGCGGTGCAGGTGAGGGCAGGGCCATGACATACAGCATCCATGCCACGGTTAACTATCCAGATGGGGAAGAGCATGACACGCCTACATCTGAAATTGCCTACATTGGTCTCGTAACAGACTGGGTTGATAAGCTATTGTCTGCTACGCCAGACGCGACCTCTTATGTCATCACCATTGTTAAACAAAGGGGAGGAATCTATGAATGATAAAGCTAACACTGCTACGCCTGCTAACGCAACGCCTGGTGAGCTTGAGTCTGAGTTTCGCGATGGCATCCCAAGCGCTGTAGGCCCCATTCCGGAGACAGTTGGGGATTACTTCAAACGGATCTATCCCGAATATTACGTCCAGATCATTACTAATACCAGCGCGGAGCGAGGGCCACACGTCACTGCAAGTTTGCTTAGCAGCAAGGCCTTTCGGGATGAGCTAATGTGTGCATTCGTCTGGGCTCGAAGCCCCGAAGGGCATGACTTCTGGCAGGCGTTGGCACAACGCGAAGCCCTATGAGATAATCCAAGCATCCATCAGCGCTTTACGGCCCGCAGGCAGTCCGCCTTACGGGCCTTAAGGCATTGAGAAGGCCAGAGTCCACGCTCGGCGCCCCTAGGGGATGAGGACAGTGGAAGTGCAATCTCAGCACAGAGATGTCAGAGAAAGGACTATAGCAATGACTGACACAGTTGCAACAGGCGACGCTTCCGTGACCCTGAAGGTGAAACTGAAGGGCGGCGTTGGCGAAGTTGAGGTTGATGCCTCTAAGATCGTCGACATGGATATCTACCAATACATCTTCCAAGTCGGCCTTGAGACCATCATCAACAAAGTCGGGATGTCCAAAATCGCCGCAGGGGTTACCAAACTCCAAGGCGAAGAGAAGGCAAAGCGTACCGCAGAGATCGTGGAACAGGCCAACCTTACGGTTCAGGCCATGTATGACGGGAATCTCAAGGGTGCCAAG